TTTTCCATAATGAGAAAAATGGTGAACATCACCAGAGTTTTCGATTATCTCTCGCATGAATTCATTCTTGATTATCACGATACCTCACTAAGTTGATTGCGACAAAGTGTCGACTAATGTCAAAGTTTCCCATTCCGTGCTGCGACATTAATCGCAACAGAGACATTTTATTAGATTTTCCTTGATTTTCAAGTTGTCCTAGTATTTTTTTAATTTGATCGGATGCCAGGCAGGAAGTATCAAGGTACATCAGGCGCCAGTTTCTATTTGCAGTCTCAGAAGAGTCGGCAACTAGCCTGAGAGTTTTTCCTTTTTTCACGATGGACAGCTCTTGCGCCCTGGCAATAATGTCAGAATGAGAAACAAACTCTCGGCTCCTTAGCTCAGGAAACCATTTTGATAGTGACTTAAATCCTGCGCCTTTAACGCCTTTGATTTTATCACTTGAGTCTCCCACAAAACATCTTGCTGTGACAAAGTTTTCAGGAGATACTCCAAACTTTTCAATCACGTCCTCCTCAGATATTGTTCTTTTCTGCCCAGGGGACCACTGCACAGTATTTTTATCTATAAGCTGATGCAAGTCTTTGTCCGAGGATGCTATTACAACTTTTTCATCTTTGTAGACATACTTTGAAAGATAACCAATTACATCGTCGGCCTCACAACCTCTAACATATAATTGTGTCACCGGCAGATCTGCAAAAGCTTTTACTAGCAGAGAAACCTGATTCATATGATTGCTTGAGGTTGCAGGGAGATCATCTTCATAGTATCTATTCAGAGAAGCTGGGCGCCTCCCTGACTTATAAGAGCTCATAACAGCTCTCTTCCTTAGGCTACCTCCGGACTCCCATACAATCACTATTTTCTTGGGTGAAAAGCTTTCTGACAGATTTCCGATGTTTCCTAAGAAACCTAGAAAGCCTCCGACATGCTCGCCGTTAGAAGAAAGAGACGGGTTTGCACAAAAATGTCTCATAAAGACATTTAGTCCGTCAACAATCAAAACGGGACTATTTTGCATTATTCAGTCAGGTCTGAGAGCGAATCTTCAAGATCTAGAGAGATTGCTCTAACCTCTTCATACGATTCTTCATCAACATCAATATCAGAATCAGAGACAATGGTTTTGACAAATGTCTTTTCTGTCAGGTCTTCGATATAAGATTTGTACTCAGGATTCTTTCTAATCTCTCCAAAATCGGACTTATAGAACTTTTTCTCAATAAGAACCTCTCCCGTCTTGGCATCAGAAACTGTAAGAAGTTTCCAGGCCCCTGTTCCAGAAACACAAATAGCCTTTCCGTTTACTGTGGCTTCTCCGTTTTTTCTTAGGGCATCAAAAAGTTGTTCGTGCTCTTTGATACCAACTCCAAAGTGAATTTCAAAATTACATGTTCTAAACGGAGCTGAAACTTTGTTCTTTATCGTCTTTGCGGAAACGTTAATTCCTATAACTTCTTTATCTTTATTTTCAATTCTCTGACCGGCTCCTAACTTAATTCTTACCGATGAATGGAAAGGAATGGCCTTTCCTCCGGGAGTCGTGGTTGGATCTCCGTACATCACACCGATCTTTGTTCGAATCTGATTGAGACATATCATTAGGACATTCTGATTGGCGATTACACCCGTTATCTTTCTCATTCCTTTCGAAATTGCCCTAGCTTGCAAGCCGATCGACTCCTTGTCATAGTCACCAATTAGTTCAGCCTTGGGAGAAGAAGCAGCAACAGAGTCCCAAATAATAGTAATAGGAACCCCTTTGTTCATTGCCTTTGCCTTCATAATTGTAGACTCAGTGATAGAAAGGACTTCTTCTGTACAGTGAGTGTCAACATATACAAACCTCTTACTGATATCTACTCCTAGCAAGGAAAGATTTTCCACGCTTGTTGCATTCTCAGTATCGATATACACGACAATTCCACCCATGTCTTGTGTGGACTTTGCAATCTGAATTGCTATGTGCGACTTACCGATCGAAGGGGGTCCAAAAATCTCTACGATTCTACCCTCTGGTAGTCCACCATCGCGGCGATTCGCAATAAAGTAGTCCAGCTGGGTTGACCCTGTGCTGATCCATCTTTTTACGTGTGTTGGAGATTCGTCATGCTCGAGATTGTAAGCAATTTTCGATCCATGATCCTTGTTTATTGACGTGATCAGGTCATGAGTAAACTCATCCATTGGATTCTTTAGATTCTTTAGATTCTTTTTTGCCATATTGGCCTCCGTTGTGTCATTATAAGAAGCGACGTGTGAATGAACAAAAAAATGGGCGCCTAGATAGCAGCTAGGCGCCCACGTCTTTTTTCGAGAAAGACTAAAGATTCTCTAGGTCAGCAAATGCTTCATCTAGATCCTTCATAGTGCTCGAGCCAGAAGACTTCTGTGCAGGTGCATCGCTTTTGTTAGTATAGGACTGTGATCCCCTCGATGTACCCTCAGAATCGCTAGGACCTTCGAGCCAAGCATTAATAATCCTTTCAAGCTCATCGTGAGACTTGCAGCTATACATCTCATCCAAGTCAGGAATATTATCAAGCCACTCTTTTATCTGCTTCTTGTCCTCGGAAAGAGCAGTCGGTTTCGGTCGAGGACGAACTGATGTTTCTGCCCACATTCGACCAGGCTGCTTGGTGCAGCTAACCTTGATATCGAAGCCTTCATTGAAGTCTGTAATATCCCCGTAATCTGAGTCTAACATGATCTTTAGCAGATCTTGATACACCATTTTCCCGAAAGACCAAAGTCGAACACCCTTATCTTCCTCACCTCGGACAATTACTGCAGCATAAGAACGCATCTTTGGGTAGAGCTTCTTGGCCAATTCGTAAGACTCCTTGGTGTCGTCATTACGAAGCTTTGTAATTAAATCCTGAAAGGGATCCGGTTTTCCGAACTGGTAGGGAGCAAGAAGTCCCGGATTGTTTCCGATGTTATAGTAGAAATAACGCTCTTTGAAGGGCTGTCCGTCGTTGTCCGGAAATGCCATGATACGAATAGTGGTCTCTTCACCCTCGGGCGGGCGCCACATCGTGTTCTTTCGCGAATTAGTTCCACTGAGTTGGTTTAGCTTCTTTTGAAGCGCTTCTAAATTAACTGCCATTTTCTAACCTCCAAATTGTAATAGGCAAAATTGCAAAAATATATTTTTGCTTCTCTAAAATACTAGATCTTTAGTTAATAATATTCAATTAGTTTTTCTTTTTTTCGGCGGTCTTGCTCCGCCGAAAGAGTCCCCAGCTGCTATTGCAGGGGGTTTCTTGTGTCCAACCGATGGATTCGGATAAGTTGCGTCCGTTCCAAGCGGAGTTGTTACTCCGCTAACAGCAGCTGCAACACTTTGCTCATCTTGCTCCTGCTCTTCATCCGAGTGATCGGGCTCAATTAGGAGTTCTGAATCGGAATCATCCGGTGCTTCTGAAAGCATCCATTTTATGTAAGTCCACAAGTCTCTACTCATGTCTATAAATATGGCTCATCTACTATTTGATCTCAGTCAAAGCAAAAGTTCTAGCCGTGTGTAAGGACTGTGCAAGAGGTAGAATCTCGTTCGCATAGAATCGATTTTCATCATACTGAAAGCCCGCAGAGGTTGCAATTGCAATCCACTCTTCTCTATCAACATGAAGACCATATGACGCAAGGTAGAAAAGGGTTCTGTGAGCAACAGACATTTTAGGACAATTTTCGTTGTACTTGTAGTGTCTGCCTAGTTTCTCGCGGTGCCAATCGGATTCCTCAGGAACAAATAAATCTGCTCCCTCTTCTGGGTCACCCAGACGACCGAGTTCATGAACTAGTGATATTCGAGCTATTTTTTTTGCATCAACCATCTTGCTAAATACTTTACAGTGCTTTGCAGTCATTAGAGCAAAAGAAATTAATCCCCCAGGATAGCCACCTTTCTCAGGGTGAGTATCTCGAGGACAAAGAGCAAGGCGCTCGCCAAGATCCGACTCAAGTCTCGAAATACCTTCATGAGAATCAGGGAAAAACCTCTTTAGCAAAGAGATATACTTTTCGTATGAGCTGGCAATATTTTCTAAATTATGTTCCATGATATCATGGTAAAACAAAGTCTAGAAGTTTACAAACCGATAATTGTGGCCTCTGTGACATCGCGCTTCGGCATAAACTTTATGCCTTTTTCAAGCTTGAGTAGACCAGCATTTTCA